AGTACCAAGACTCCTGACTTGATCATCCGCGATCTCAACCTTGTGATGAACTCAATCTTCGTGAATACGCTCGGTACTGACGTAGGTGACACGATGCTATTACCGCTGGTGCAATACAGCTACATCGCATCGACACCTCGCAGCTCCACAAGCGACACCACGATCTTGGAGTTCTTCCTCAAGTCGAACCCATTTGTAAAAATGGTCGACTGGTTGAACCAGCTCAAGGACGCAGGCGGTGCAGGCATAGACTATATGGTTGCATACAAGCGAGACCCAGAGGTTCTGCAGCTCCGAATCCCATCGGATTTCGAGCAGCTCGAGCCTGAGAAGAGAAACCTCGAGTACATCATTGACTGTCTCGAGAGCTTCGGTGGAGTAGAGATCTACTACCCACTCTGTGTGTCTTACGGTTCTGGTATTTAAAAGCCTGACCGTCCCTCGAGCGTTTACTCCTTTTCGCTTCGATCGGGATATATTAGGGAGCGGTGTGGGGGGAGCAATCCCCCCGCACCATTCATTTAAAGGGGAAAACAAAGGAGAAATCGTATGTCAGTAGTATTGGTTGAATATAAAAAAAGTAACGTCCATCAGTTCCCACTCAGCTGGAAGAAATCACTCGAGGCTGGAAAGCCAGAGGGAAACATCACCACTGATGTTTTGAAAATCATCCCAGGTGTGAACAGTGTCAGCGATAAGAATTTCGCTATCATCAGTCAGCTCGACGACTTCCAAAAGATGGTCGATGACGGTGTGATCAATGTCCTCGGCGGCAAAAATAAAGATGGTGCACCGAAGAAGATGGATGACCTATCAGGGATTGAAGCTAAGGAAGCGTGCCGTATCGTGAGCAAGACCTACAATGTAGAGCTACTCAAGAGCTGGCATGACGATGAGAAGCGCAAGGATGTAAAACGCGCTCTCGAAAAACAGATTAAAGAAATGACCAAGGGTGAGTAATGGCGACATCGGTAGATGGATTCAAAGCAAGATTTAAGGAGTTCGACTGCGAGGAATCCTCTCGCATTCAGGTCTTCTTAGATGATGCTCTCCTCTACTGTGACGCCACGAAATTCGGTACGAGAGCTGATCAGGCTCAGTATTACCTAGCAGCTCACCTCATGAAGTTATCTGATCTTGCTGCGTCGGGTGCCTCGGGACCTCTCGTATCTGAAAAGGTAGGGGAGGTCTCGAAAAGCTACGCACAAGCATCATCTGAGTCTGATGCGCAGCTTGGAATGACAGCCTATGGATCTGAGTATTTACGGATCAGGAGAACGATACTAGTTACGCCATTTGTGACGTGCTGATTATGGGGGGATAGGTCATGGCAAAATTCAAAGCCAAGATCGAGAGAAAGGATAGAGGTCTGAAAAAGATCGCGTCCGATCTGAGAAAGCTCCTCGTGAAACCGTACGTTGCTGTCGGTATTCTAGAGAAGGCTGGCAATCATGAGAACACCTCGATGACTGTTGCACAGGTCGCCAGCTTCCATGAGTTCGGTACAGACAAAATCCCACAGCGTCCGTTCATCAGACTAGCGATTGAGAACAATCTCGCAGCGATCAAGTCCATACAGACTAAAATAATGCAGGGGATAATCAGGCAGAAGTACGACACGTCGAAGGGTTTGAAAATCCTAGGTGAGTTCGTCTGGTCAAAGGTGAAGAAGAGGATCACTGACAATGGACCGTATCCAGACGCACCATCTCTAGCTGAGTCCACACTCGAGGCTAAGACTCGAGGAGGTAAGGTAGGGACTACGGCACTCGTCGACACTGGGCAGCTTTTGAATAGCGTGCAGTATGAGGTTAGAGTCGAGGGAGACAAATGACCTTTTCAATCATGAGCCAGAGATTCACTGTGAAGAGATACGGACCTGCTGAGAACATCAATGGGTTCCTACGTCCTGGGTCATCGACAAGGTTTGCGATCAAAGGATCTCTCCAGCCTCTCTCAGGCAAGGAGATGCTGATGCTCCCTGAGGGCGATAGAAATAAAGAGATTTTAAACCTATTCACTGAGTCTAGATTGAACCCGTCACTAGAACAGGGTCAGAGGCTTGGAGACCACGTGCTCGTTCGTAATGAGTGCTACATCGTGAGATCTGTTGAGCCATGGCTGTATCACGGCATGGATCACTTCAAGTGCCGAGTAGAGCGTGTGAATGACACTGAGGACGATCAATGAGCTATCAGTACCTCTACAAAGCTATATACGACTGGGTGGTCAGTGAGATGTCAGGACTGATCGAGCCAGAGAAAATTATATGGGAGGAGCAGGCTATGCCTCGCCCTCAGAAACCCTACATATCCATGAAGCTATTTGACAACAATAGCTACGGTGACGATGACCCGATCCAGATGGCACCAGGTGAGTACGAGCTCCGTGGGCAGCGTCGGATCATGCTATCGCTTTCCGTTTATGGAATTCCGCCTAAGAATGGAGAGGTGGGGTTTGATACTTTATACGCTGCAGAGAAGCTACGATCGAGCACTGGGAAGTCCGATGTTGCGTCTAACTTCCGATCTGTGAACCTGGCGGCACAGGATACAAGTCAAGTGAGGTCTGCTACGATCACAGAAGATAATTTATTTACGCCGCGACACCAGCTGGACGTTTTCTTCGGAAACGTATTTAAGACCGAGGATAAGCCAGGGTACGTGGAAGATGTGGCAGTGAAGAATTTGGACACGGACGATGAGTTCGTAGTCGAAACATGAGGGGGATCACATGGGTTTAGAATCAATTGTAAATGTGCAGATCACCAGAGGCACGCGATCAGTATCGCAGGCTGGCTTTGGTACGCCAATGGTTTTAGGATTACACACACGCTTCGCAGAGAGATCTCGCAGATACTCTAGCGCAGACGCAATGCTCGATGACGGTTTCCTGACCTCAGACGCAGAGTACAAATCAGTAAATTCAATTTTCAGTCAGTCTAAGAAAGTCAGACAGGTGGTAGTCGGTCGTAGAACTGCAGCAGTAGCTCAGGTCGTGACCTTCACTCCAGTCGTGGCGAACTTGACTCTCTACACGATCACCATCAATGGTACGGCACACAGCTATACCTCTGATGCTGATGCGACAGCCGCAGAGATCTGCGGTGCTTTGATCACAGCGATCAACGGTGGAGCACAGGCATCGAAAGTTACAGCTACTGGTACCACGACAGTTATCGTGACAGCTGATGGCGCAGGTGAAGCGTTCTCGTACTCTAGTACGGCGAATATCCCTGGTGTACTCAGCACTCCAAACAACGGAGTGATCGAGGACATCGCGGCAGTTCGTGAAGAGGACGATGACTGGTACTGCTTACTTCTCACATCACGCACTGCTCTCGACATCCGTCTTGCAGCATCTGCGATCGAGGCGATGAGAAAAATCTTCGGTGCATGCTCTGACGACTCAGATGTCATCACCAACGTCTCGACTGACATTGCGTCAATACTCGAGGCTGCAAATTATTTCAGAACGTTCTACCTCTGGTCTGATGACCAGGCGAACTTTCCTGAGGCTGCATGGGCAGGACGAGTCCTTCCTAACACCCCAGGTACTGAGACGTGGGCATTCAAAACGCTCGCGGGTATCACCGCTTCTGATCTCACAGACTCTGAGATCACGAATCTCAAAAATAAGAAAGCCAACTACTACATTCTTCTCGGCGGAGTGGACATCACTCTCGACGGTAAGGTGTCAGGTGGTGAGTGGATCGATGTGATCCGATTGATCGATGAGATCGAGGCACGTATCCAAGAAGGTATCTACTCTAAGCTCGTAAACTTAGAAAAGATCCCGTTCACGGATGCAGGTATCGCGATCATCGAAGCAGAGATCAGAGCAGTATTGCTCCCACGTGAAAACAGTGGAGCACTGGTGCCAGGATCATCGAACGTCTTCGTACCGAAGGCAGCAGATGTCCCATCGGCTGATCGTGCGAATCGATTGCTCTCAGGTGTCGAGTTTGAAACGCAGGTTGCAGGAGCGATACACGCTACTGACATTGCAGGCTTTGTATCGGTCTAAGACCATAGGGGGATAAGAGAATGCTTACATACGATCCATCACAGGTATCAGTAATCTTCGGCGGACAGCCGATCACTGGGTTCGCAGACGGAACCTTCGTACAGCTCGAGAGAGACGAGGATGCCTATGCTCTATCCATCGGGATCGATGGCGAGGGTACAAGAGCCAAGTCGAATAACAAATCAGGTAAGGCGACGCTGACCCTTCAGCAGTCCAGTCCATCGAACGACTACCTCACAGGTATCGCGAAACTCGATGAGCTGAGAAACGCTGGCGTACTCCCACTGTTGATTAAAGACAACAGCGGTAGAACACTTGCGATGGCTGAGAAGGCGTACATCGTGAAGCTCCCTGCATCAGAGTTTTCAAGAGAAGTTAGTGAGCGCGAGTGGATCATTCAAACCGATCGACTCGAGTTATTCGTCGGCGGTAACGTGTCGGCATAATTTAGGACGGTCAAAAGGAGACAGTCATGAGAGAGAGCAACATCCTTAAAGTGGATGGGGAGCAGTATGAATGCGCGCTGTTCGCTGGGACAAAAGGTACACGAGTTCTAGCGCGCCTGATAAAGATGTTTGGAAAATCCCTAGTTGGACTCGTAGGTCTGGCTGGCAAAAAGGGCGGGATGAAGGCGAAGATCGACGACAGTATGGTCGAGACCTTCATGGGAGCGATCGAGTCACTCGACGAGGATGCTCTGGAGTTATTGTTTTCCGATCTACTCAGCACCGTGAGATTCGCAGACAAGAAGGCTGGATGGATCGATGTCGCCTCTCAACAGGACACGATCTTCATGGGCAGACAGTTCCACAAATTGAAAGTCATCATAGCAATCGCTCAGTATCAGTTCGCAGATTTTTTCGCAAAGCCCCCCGCCGTTTCAAAATAAGACGGAAGGGTCAGGGGGGAGGATCTGGGCTTAAAATCCCAGATCATGTTGAGTGGTTCATCTGGAGACTGGTGATTTCAAAAGTCGCTACTTTAGAAGCACTCGATACGCATTGGTCGCTCATGGATATGGCGGATGCTCATGAGGCTTTGGATTTACAGGAGCAGACCGAGATAGACTTGGCTGAGAAGCAGAGGAAGGAATCTACTAGGCGATGATCGTAGAGGAACTAGTCGCCAAGCTCGGATTAGAGTTTGACGACACGGAGCTGAAGAAGTTTGAGGAGAAGATGGCTGGGCTTGGTAGCACAGTCAAATCGTTCTCGTTCGCTCTAGCTGGTGCTGCTGGATCCATTTTCGCTATCGCAAAATTTACATCGAACGCTGGTGACGAGGCTCTCAAAATGAGTCAGCGTCTTGGCGTCAATATTGAAGCTCTACAGGAGCTCGGATACGCAGCGAAACTCGCTGACATTGAGCATGGAGAGCTAGCGCAGAGTATCGGATTGTTAAACAAGAATGTGACTGAGGCGATGAGTGGAAACTCAGAGCTAGCAGGTGCGTTTAAAAAAGTCGGTATCAGTGTCGCTCAGTTCCGTGGCAAAGCACCTGATGCGATCTCTCTCATTGGACAGATGTCCGATCACTTTAAAACGATGCCTGATGGTGCTGAGAAATCGGCACTCGCTATGAAGGTATTCGGTAAGTCTGGAGCGAAAATGATCCCACTCTTAAATGAGGGGGGAGCAGGTCTAGCTAAGATGGGTCTAGAGGCTAGGCGCATGGGACTCGTGTTCGACAAGGAGTCGGCAGAGGCCATGGAGCGGTTCAATGACCAGATCACGAGAGTCAAATCTGCTGTCACTGGTATCGCCTACTCAGTAGGTAAGAGACTCGTACCGATCATCGAGAAGCTCACAAATAAATTTTTAGCATGGCTTGATGCCAATAGATCGTCGGTCATTCAGCGTACAGAGTTCTTCTTTAAGGCACTCGCTGTCTTCGTAGAGAACGCATGGAATATGCTGGATGGTCTGACTAAGTCAGCGATGGGGTTCATCGATGTCATGGGGGGAATTGAAAAGGTCACGAAGATGGTGATCGGTTTTGCCTCTGCATGGTACGCAGCTAAGATGCTGATCGGAATCGGTAGAGTGATCCAAGCGATCAAGGCTTTGAGATTCGCTATGATCACTGCTCAGCTAGCAGCTTTGGCTGTACCTCTAGCTATCGGAGCGGCATTCGTAGCACTCGGTCTCATCATTGAGGATCTCTATCTCACTCTCACAGACCCGAATGCGGATACGTTTTTTAGAGACCTGATCAACATGGCTCCTAAGGCACTAGACTTCATTAAGGGACTCTTCGGTGATTTCGCAAACTGGATCATGTCGAAGGTCGCATCTATCGGACCTATGCTTGGAAATCTCTTGATGGCTGGCTTGAAAGCATCTCCTCTTGGGATGCTGTTTGATATGGCTGGTGGAGCATCAGGGATTATGTCAGGTCTATCTAGCGTAGGTGGAATGCTCGGTATGACTCCTGCTACTGCACCGTCTGCTGGTACGACGATGAACTCTATGAGTAATGGTGGAGCGAATGTAAATGCTCCGATCAATATCACTGTAGGTGGAGATCTCGATCCTGCTGCTGTACCGAAGATTCAAAGTTCTATGGATGGAAGCATCGATCGCATTACGAGATCAGCTGCTCGTAGATATCAGGGGGCACCTACACAATGAGTCTATCCGCTCTACAGATTTTAACTGGTGGTGGTTTCGGAGATCGTAGATCTAAGATACAAGCCGTCGACGTACCTGATGTTCTCATAATGATGGACGCTACTCTGAGCGAGAATCCTAAGTACGAGAACGACATCACTGACCATCCTGTCGAGGACGGATCAGAGGTTACGGATCACGCAAATCCAAAGCCTATTATGCTCGAGATCGAGGGAGAGGTTTCAGACTCACCTATGTCTCTAGAGGGTGCACTGCTCAATGCTCTATCGAGTGGAATAGGAGCGGCTGTAGGTAATGGTATCGGCGGTGGATTCGGATCTGCTGTAGGTGCTGTCGCAGGTGGATTCGTAGCATCCGCTATCAGTGGTCCACAGTCATCGCCGTCTCAGCAGGCTTACAATTATTTACTGCAGCTGTGGAAGAACCGTATCCCTGTGACGATCACGACATCGCTCACGGTCTACAACAACATGATGCTGCAGTCTCTCAGCGTGCCTCGTGATCCATCGACTGGTCAGAAGTTGAAATTCACTATGAGTTTTAAAGAGGTCAGGTTTGTAAAAACGCAGGACGTACAGGTGACGAATCTCGAGGAGATCGTGAAGCATACGGCTGGAGCTACAGCGGAGCTCGGATCTCAGGGAGCGAATGCTACGAAGGCATCACGTCGTGCATCACTACTCAAGCAGGGAGTGCGTGGAATCGGATCTCTTTTCTCAGGAGGTGCCTGATGGCAACCCTAGAAATCCCAGTCAGATCGGATCTCCCAGCATATAAATTTGAAATCGATCTCGAGGGAGACGTGTTCATTTTCTTCGTGCGCTACAACCGTAGGATGGACTCATGGTTTCTCACGATTAGAACCCCCCAGAATGCTGAAATCATCAACTCAATCAGACTATGCTGTGGGATCGATCTACTCAGAGGATTAGCTGCTGAAGGAAAACCGAAGGGTGCTCTAGTGGTACTAGATACGACTGGAGCGAATCTAGATCCTACGAAGAGTGACTTAGGTACACGGCACTTCCTGATGTACGTGGAGTCTACAGGTGGCTAGCGATACTTTACTATACGACCGCATCTGCAAGCTCAGGCTCATCGACACACAGACGAAGATCGCAAAAGAGTTCGTGTCAAAATATCGTGAGCCATCGAACCCTAAGAATTTTGCAAAAGGCTTTAGAATATCATTCAAGTTAGAGAAGGCTATCGATAGCAACCCGAATAAGGGTGAGATCAGGATTTATAATCTCAAAAAAACATCACGAGATCTCGCTGAGCGTAGAGACAATGTGATCGTAGAGTGCCTTGCAGGATACGGTGAGACTCCGAAATTATTATTCAGCGGCTATGTAGGACGAGTGATCACTACTACTGATGGTCCGGACAACATCACATCGTTTGAACTAGGTGATGGATTGAAGGGATGGCAGGAAGCTAGTGTCGATCAGGCGTTTAAACCTGGCACTGGGATGACTGACATTTTCACATCTCTCATCGGTTCATTCGGATCATCTCAGGGTGAGGTGAAGGATGTGCCTGCTGAGACCGTACTCAATGGGTTGTCTCTCTCGGGGAACTCGAGAGATCACATGGACAATCTCTGCTCACGATTAGGACTGCAGTGGAATATCACTGACGGGAAAGTGAATGTGTTTAAAAAGGGCGGCTCGATCGGACCTACTACTGCGCTGCTGCTCACGAAGGATACTGGACTCATCGGTAGTCCACAGAAAAAGGATAAGCAGAAGCTAGAGCTGATCAGCCTGCTACAGCCTGGGTTCAACCCTGGGAATCTGGTCAAGGTAGAGGCGAAATTTGTTACAGGTACGTTCATCGCAAATAAGGTCATCCATGAGGGTGATACCGATGACAAACCCTGGTACACGAAGATTGAGGTTTAGAAATGAGTTTAGGGATCAAGGAGTTTCAGGATAGCCAGACGCTGAATATCGAGGACATCATCGATATGGCGATTCAGGCAAAGCTCGTGAACATGCACGTGATGATCCACGGGTACATCGTCGACTACGACGTGGTTAAGAAAACTGCGACATGTCAGCCTGGAGCGAAGCGGAAGTATCCGAATGGGACGATACGTAATATGCCCCCCGTTCAGGGATGCCCAGTGATGCATCCTGGTAGCGGTAAATCTCGCATACACATTCCTGTACACGCAGGTGATAGCTGCCTCATCGGGTTCTCTGAGAGATCACTCGATAGATGGCTTGAGCAGGGTGGATCTGTAGACACTGGTGACGTGCGGATGTTCGATCTCTCTGATGGAATTTGCATCCCAGGGTTACGTACTGTGGGTGAGAATTTCACTGTAGAGGATCCAGATGCGATCGAGATCCAAAACGACAAGACTCGAATACGCGTGAAGCCTAATGGGAAGGTGTCGATCAAGAATCTGGATAGCGGGAAGGAACTCATCTCGACTTTATTTGATCTGGTACAGGCGATTCAGGACGCTCGGGTAGCTACATCTTTAGGACCGCAGCCGCTAGTGAACCCAGCGTTTGCGACGCTGCAAGCGGACATTGGTACGCTGAAGGAGTGATGCGATGGCAATGAACGCTACACAGCTTGCTGAGGCTATAGTGGACGCACTGAAGACTGTGAACCCTGAGATCACTGGCGCTCAGGAGACTGACTTGAAATCTAAGTGGGAGTTGATCGTGACCGAATTTGTAGACCATATTAAAAATGAAGCAGAGGTTACGGTGAATGTCGTGGTTCCTGGCACTCCGTTTACTGGCACAGCTTCGGGGACTATCACATGAGCGATATTCGATTGGATACAGACACTGGTGACATCCTCATTCGAAACGGACTACTCGAGCTCACTGACAAGGACGATGAGGTGGAGCAGCATCTCAGTCAGAGATTCAAGATGTTCAAGGGCGAGTGGTTTTTAGATCTGCTCAGAGGCATTCCATTTTTCGAGAAAATCTTTATCAAGAACCCGAACGTGAAGACGCTCGACGGTATTTACACTGAGACCATTCTCACCACTCCTGGGATGACGAAGCTCACGTCTCTCGAGCTAGATTTCGACAGTCCTAATCGATCACTCAAGGTGACCTTTGAGGGGCTGAAGGTAGATGGCGTGGTACAGTATTCTGAGATCATCAAGGCTGGGGAAGGATAACCGATGGCATTTGGACTGACCGACGCAGGACTACAGATCCCACGACTCGACGACATTAAAAAAGAGATCGAGGACTCACTGCGTGATGGCCTTGGGAATCAGATCAATCTCCTTCCTGAGACCGTACTAGGTCAGATCGTAGGTATTGAAGCAGAGCGTGAGGCTCTGATCTACGAGGCCGTCGAGGACGTTTACAACTCAGCGTATCTACCCACTGCTACTGGAATATCTCTAGACCTGATCGGAAAAACCATCGGTCTTGAGCGACAGCTAGCACGTGAATCAAAAATCACAGGCTTCAGGCTATTCGGATCAGCAGCTACAGTCATCCCAGCAGGTACCGTTTTCTCAGTAGAGGGCAACCCATTAGGACGATTTGAAACGGATCTCACAGTCACTCTCGTGGCTGGTATGGATGAGGTTCAAGATATTGATTTCAGCACCGTCCCAGACTCAGGAGCATTCAAGCTACGACTCTATGGGATCGATACATCAGCACTTCCATTCAATGCATCAGCCGCTGCTGTACAGGCAGCACTGAATGCTATTGATCCATGGGGGGCTGGTATCACAGTCGCTGGTAACTTTACCTCAGGCTTCACCGTCACCTTCGCAGGCGACGCAGGGAAGCAGCAGCAGGACATGCTCGTCGTCATCGACAATACTCTTCTCACAGTAGCTACTCCAGTCGTAGTCACCGTAGCCCAGACCGTAGAGGGCGTTAATCAAGGGACAGTTAATTTAACCGCAGAGAGCACAGGACCTACCGTCGCTCCAGCAGGAACGGTCACGGTCATTGAAACACCTGTTTCTGGACTCACAGCTGGGATCAATCCAGTGGATGCAGTGGTCGGTCGTAATCGTGAGACTGATGCAGCTTATAAATCTCGTATTGAGAACTCTCGTCAGGTGGGGGGAGCAGCAACTCCTGAGGCTATCAGAGCACGTATGCTCAACATCGTAGGTGTCACTGCTGCGATTGTATTCGAGAATGAAACTGAAATTTTTGACAGTGAGGGTAGACCTCCGAAATCATACGAGGTTGTAGTCGCTGGTGGAGATGACCAGGATATTTGGGATGAGATCTGGGACACGAAGCCTGCTGGTATTCGTACCGTAGGTACCGAGGTAGGTACTGTGATCGACTCTCAGGGTGTGGCGCAAACTGTTAAGTTTTCACGTCCTACAGCTGTGGATATTTACGTGGATCTCATCATCACTACTGACACGGACTTCCCTGATGACGGCGTGACGCTTGTGAAGCAGGCGATCGTTGATCGTGGAGATGCATTCGGTATCGGTAAGGACGTGATCGTCTATCCGACTCTGATCGCAGCACTCGATGCGATCCCAGGTATCACTGACGTAGTGATCAAAGTCGGTACTGCTCCAGCTCCGACACTCGATGACAATATTCCTATCGCTGCGAATGAGTTCGCTGATTTCGACACCACCAGAGTATCGGTGACGGAGATCTAATGTTTACAGAGATAACCACGCATAAAGAGGACGCGAAGAAAAGGCTCTTAGAGCAGTACAAAAAGAAGCCTCTCATCGCAGCCATGCTCGATGCTTTCAACGGTCCCATTCAGGAGATCGAGAGCCTACTCGTAGACCTAAATACCCTTCGTGATCTCGACACTGCATTCGGTCAGACGTTAGACAATCTAGGTACGATCATCGGATTAGAGCGTCCATCAGGAGCGACGGATGACGAGTACAGGATTCTACTCAAGACGAAGGTCTCGGAGAATATTTCAAACGGTGAGCCTGAGCGGATCATCGGTGTTTTTAAAGTGCTCGTAGCTGTTGATCTCGTACACTTCCAAGACGGTGCACTAGCTAGCTACCAGCTCCAAAGCTCACATGTATTTCCAGATCAAGACGCGGTGAACATGCTGATCGCACAGATCGAGAGAATCGGACCAGCAGGTACACGGCTTGATGCCATCGTCACCTTCGATGAGTTCGAAGCATTCGCATTCGATGGTCTACTCCCAGGCTTCGGCTTCGGTAGCACTGTGGACATGGGTGCTGGCGGGAAACTCGCCTACTTGAACCGCGCTAGATTTGATTTCGCATTTTTCGGACCTGATCCTAAAACCAAGGGCTTCGGTAGTACGAAAGACCCTCTTGTGGGAGGATCATTAGCATAATGGGCTTATTCTTAGAGGAGATCACGCATGGCAACTAAACCTGCATCAAAACCCCTGTGGACAGAAACTAATCCTACCGTTCGTATTGAACCTACTGGATCGAAGAAGGAAGCGGGATGGGCTGCTGATGAGCGTCCTCCACACGAGTTTTTTAACTGGCTGTTCTACAACATCGGTGTTGAGTGGCTGGACTATTTCGAAGAGGTCACTGATGCCGTCGCAGGTTTCACTCAGATCTACAATGCATTCGTAGGCACCATCGCACCAGGCGGACTCGCTACACACGCTAGCTTGAACGCTGTCATGGCTGATGGCGGTGTCCCATCGAACTGTAATATTCTCGTGCTCGATGCTGCTACTATTAACACCACGCAGCAGATCACGAAGAACGGGGCTCGTATCACATTCCTACCTTCAGCGATCTACACGAAGGGTTCCGCATCGATTGGTCTGGAGATTCAGGCTGACGAGGTGTCGATATACAATGGAAGATTTGAGGACTACACCACAGGTGATGCGATTAAGATTTTGGCAGCAGCTGACTACACGCAGATCCGTGACACACGTTTTGACAACTGCGCTTCTGAGATCAACGATCTGTCGAGCAGTTCATCTATCAGTGGTACGATGACGATAACTTAAAAGGGAGAATGAACATGAAATTACTAGCCTACTTACTTGCTCTGTTGACGGTAAACCCGATCTACGCAGCTGACTTCAAAACACAGGTCGACATCAATGAGTTCGGTCGTCAGTCATCGTCCGCAACAAAGGTTCTAAAATTCAACATCAATCAGGGAGTCAACAACCCAACGATCGAGTCGAATGTAACGGATCAGGACATCATGGTTAAGTCTGATCTCGTGCGCGTAGGTAAGCCTACGGTCGGTACTAAGGTTCTAGATTTCAACCAAGGTCTTGGAGCATCGAACCCGAAGGTACGATACAACTCATCGACAGCGAAATTTGAATTTTCGAACAACGGCACTGACTTTAAAAGTATCGGATCCGGTGGCGGCGGAGCTGGTGGAATCACCATCATCGCAGACGGAAACCCTGACTTTGAGGGGGGCACAGGTTCTTGGACTGCATCAGGTGGATCATTCACCATTGCTACGTCAGGATCTAATCTCCTATTTGACCTCAGATCTGGAGTGTTCAATGCTTCTGCGGCATCGCAGACGCTGTCTAACGCGCTGGTGGCCGTACCGAACGGTCTAAAAAATAACTCTGGTGTAGCATCCTGCTGGTTTAAAACCACAGCGACGGACTACAAGCTGCAGGTCTACAACGGATCTACAGTGCTCGCAGAGAACACAATTCCTGCTCTCAGTGATCCTGCTCAGGTCTATGTACCATTCGTATTCCCATCGTCAGGAAGCGTACAGGCTCGGATCATCTCCCAGTCTGATGCCGCTGATATTGCGATCGATAACTGCTTTTTAGGTGAGTCGGTAGGAAGAGAACTAATTCAAGCAGCATTCTTCGGTTCAGCAGTTGATCAAGCTTCTTGCCAATACTCAAACTCTACATCTGGCTCATTCCAGGATATGCCACAGGCCACTGGGACATGTGGTGTGTATACTTATACTGGTGGTCTTTCTGCTTCTGGATTAGCAGGTCCTCAGCCTTCATTTCAAATTGCTGACATGCCAGCAGGTGATTATCAAATTACTGTGACTGGTGTGTTTGCGTGCGCTAACGATGCTGCGACTCAAGATTGTGCTTTCGCTTTGTACGACGGAACAACTAGATATGATCCTCAAGGTACTCTTGACTCTGAGAACGGTGGATTCGGTGCTGTTCCAGTTCTTTCGTTCTTAGTGAGTAAGGGTGCATCAAGTACCAATCAGGTATTTAGAATTCAATCTTATGTGAGCACTCAGGCTACGATCAACGTAGACGGAAGTGCTGGTACTAGTAAGAGTCCTCTATCGTTCAAAGTTATTCGTTTCCCTTCTAAGTCAGAACAGGCTCAGAGAGTGAATGAGCAACCAAGTTGGGCGGCATCTAAAATTGTAGCCTCAGGTCCGACTACAAGTCTTAACACTACAGCTGCATCGTTCACTACTCTCTCACACGCTGACTTTGCTGCGATGACGAAGACTTATCTAGGTTCTGCAGCTGTATGCTCGAATGCTAACGATGTCTGTATGAAGGTCGGGAAGCTCAAACAGGGTGTCTATGAAGTGAAATACAACGGAGCACTGTACTCAGGCACATCTGATGACTGCGGATTCAGGATGTTCGATGGGACTAGTTCTATCGGTGCATTTAGAAATGTATCTCAGACAGCGCAACATGGAGCGCCTGGATTCCAAGGAATACTAGTGGTTGATTCTGATGTGTACGATAAAGAGATTTCACTTCAAGCATTCAGATCATCAGGAGCTGGTGCTGGATGTAGCGCATATTTCGATACTTTAGCTACTGGTGGAGAGGTTCAATTCTCTATCATTCCTATCGGCATGAGCATCTCTGATCTGATATTGAAAAACTCAAAGCAGATCATCAATCCGACTCAGTACAATGAGGTCACATTCAGATTCGCAAGTGGCGCAGACTGTAGCTCTGATCCATGCACGATCGACTATCAAAGCGGTGGTCTCAGTGCTGTGAATAGAACTGGTGTAGGAAGCTACCGATATGTATTTAATGCTGGAGTCTTCGCACAGGCTCCTGTTTGTGTGGGTACTTATGGAAGCTCTGCAGGATTCGTATTCGGATCATTCGGTGCTGGTAATACATACAGTGCGACACAGTTCGAACTCTCTACTCTTGATGCTGCGAATGCTGGTCAGGACTCTAGAGGATTCGTCACCTGTTCCGGACCTAAGCCGTAGTAGATTTTTTTTAAGGCATCATCGTAGGATCTTCCTATGGTGATGCTTCTCTTTTTGATCCAGTCCACATTCGCACTAGAACTTAGAAACCTCAGTATCGACTACATCCGTATGATCGGTGGAGGTCGGTACCTTGAGTCCCCCCATGAGCAGATCAAGGATCGCATGGGAGTGGATATTGATTTCCAGCTGATCGGTCCTACGTACATCGGTACTCGTGTGCATGGATTCACTACTCCAGATCGATTCTCATGGGCTGCTTTGAAGTTCGAGGCAGGCGTGAATGTTGGATCTAACCTAGACGTTTTCTTCTACCACCATTCTCAGCATGGACTCGATCGGCCTCATCCGATTGTGGATTTTCCTGTTGAGGATGGTGTAGGTATCCGTATCAGACTCAAATGATTTTTGTTACACTATGACGGAGAGCGACAATGGGTGATGATTCAGTGAAATACAAGGTTCCGTTTAGCTGGCTTGTGACGGTCATATCTGGGTGCTTTGCGCTCATCGTAGTGATAGTACCTGTGGTGATGTGGCTGTCTAATGTCGAGGCTAAGGCGATCAATACGGATGACTCTCTGAAGAGACATGAGTCTGTATATAAGCAGGACAAGGATGCGATCATCCAGCGTCTGGATAAGCTGAGTGAGTCTAATGCACGCATTGAGGGGTATCTCAGACGACCATCGAGGCGTGAGCAATGAACCAGGCTGATGTCATGGTCGAGTACCTAATGAAGTTTATGGGAACGCCTTATATCTGGATGGGTAACAATCCTCTCCATGGCTTTGACTGTAGTGGACTCGTATGCGAGGGACTCAGATCGATCGGCCTCATCAGACGTGCTGAGGATTTGAACTCTCAGATGCTACACAATAAATGGCCTGTAGCTAAGCGCACAGTACCTCCACAGAGAGGCGATCTACTGTTTTTCGGTAAGGACTCGGAGCAAATCACTCACGTGGCTATAGCCTACAGTGGGGGGCTTATGATTGAGGCTGGTGGTGGTGACTCGAGATCCACTACGAAGGAAATAGCTGCGATGCAGAATGCATTTGTGCGTATCCGTCCGATCTCATTCCGTGGCGACCTTGTTGGGACATCCAGACCACCCTATGAGACTCTCTAGGGACATAACCTAAGGGGGTTCTATATGTTGAAATCTATTTTTAAAAACACGTTCGCTTTGTTTGTATTCTCTATCCTCACCTTCGCTGCTGTGGCACTCGCACAGGATGTCGTCGCTCCACCAGAGGGCTTCGAGTGGGTGAGCATGGTCATGCAATTCTTACTCAATATTCCACATGTCGGACCTGTATTGGTCAAGGCGATTGAGATCATCGCTGCAGTCAGTATCGTGATGACCTCACTATCTGCTGGCTTGATCATGTTCGTGAAGCTGAGTGCAGGGGCTGCAAAGCTCGTAGGTGCTCATGACGCTGCAGAGAAGATCGTAGCTAAGAGTGAGAAAGTTCTCTACTGGCTCAAGTATCTCTCGATGTTTAACGCTAAAAAATAACGGAGGTTCTCTATGAGAAACCACCCACTACTCGTCATACTCATGGCATTCACTGTCATGGGATCGTCGAGATGCGTGACTAACCGTGTGACTCCTGACTCCTCGATGCTCGCTATCGCTGCAAATGACGCGACAGTGATCATAGATGGATGTGGTCAGCAGCCTATGGTTGGATCCACATACTGCAGAGTGACTGAGGGTAATCCTACGGCTCAGCACAAGGTATCGATCATAGTCCCCCCATCGAAGTGCCTATCGGACAAGTCATGCGTGTCGATCAAGGTGTTCTATGCTGATGGATCTCCAGACCTAGGGTTTGAGGTACCAGTCGGTATCACTCGTCAGGACATTCTCTGGAGTGATCTCGTACATCGAGCCACGTTTGAAAAGAATGACCGTGGTCAGTGGATCGTGATCGTGGACTACAAATGGCTCGATCAGGATGGTCGTGAGCAGAGGACTCGCATTGAGGGGAATCTCATCATGAGGGTTCTATCTGCATCGTATGTACCTCTACATCAGATCAAAGCTGATCCTGCCTTCGTATGGCGATGGGTGGACAATGGAGTGGAGTACGCCATGACCACAGCTGGGAGAGCGTATGCTGGCACTCGTCAGTAGTATCCTCTCATTCCTGATGCTCGTCATCGGTGAGTATTTCGAGGCTAAGAAGCGCGCGAGGTTGAAGGAACAGGCATTCGAGCTGGATCAGAAAACACGTGATGAGATTTTCGACAGTGCTCTAGTACGACTGAGAGCACAGGCAGCGAAAGCATCACATCAGGCGCAGGATCTAGAGGATCGTGTAGACTCGGATTCGAAGGATAATAATCAGGGGGGTTGATGCGTTGCTCTATCAGATCAATGATGGTTCAGAAGCAGAGATCATACCTGGTGATCGCGTCATTCTCACAGACGGTGCTCTAGGAGATCCGTTCGATGGTAAGGAGCTCGATGTCGTAGGTACATCGAAGCAGTACCTGATCGTGAGTCTGGGGATGAGAGGCGAGGCGTTTATCGGTGCAGAGTTTATTGAGAAAGCGATCCGTTCGGGGTATCCACGGATCAGGGGGGATTAAAAAATGATTATTAAAATTGCAGACGGTAGTGAGGTAGAGATCAGCTTAGAGTCTAAGGTGATGCTCATGCCAGGCGTTTTAGATTCAGAGGGACCATTCCAAGTCGTAGCATTCGACTCAGGACTGCCCGTTCTCCTGATGCCAAATGGTGAGCAGAGTGCATGGGATGGATCGAATATCTCTAAGGTGATCAATCCAGAGAAACCTCAGGAGATCGTAGATCTAGGTACTCAGCAGATCAGCACTGATCCAGAGGCTGCAGCGATCATCAAGGCGATCATCGAGACATCGAAGGCGAAGGATGAACTGATCAAAGCTCTAGAGAGTGGTGATGGTATTGCAGCGATCAAAGCAGAGCGCGATGCTGCACTCGAAAAGGTAGCAGCACTGGAGGCATCTAAAAGCAAAACCATTGAACTTCTTTCAAAGGTTGATGCTGACGCTCTCAAAATGGCTCAAGAGGAATTAAGTAAATGAATGTAGTCATCAGTGACGGAAGCACGAAGAATTTTGAGATAGGTGACACATTCAAAATTAAGTCAGGAGCACTTCCTGCTTTCTATGACGGCAAGGATTTATCAATCGTGAGGTTTGAAACACACGGAGGAATAGTCTATCCGTTCGTCAGATTCTTCATGCAAGCAGAGCATCCAGAGACTCACGAAATGGTCACAGTTCAAGATGAGACTTCCGCTGTAAGCGGTGATTTAATTCTACCCTAAGGAGCTACGATGAAGTCAGTCAAAGCAGATTTGTTACTAAGCACTACCGGAGTCTACGGAGACACGACGAAGACTTTCATTACTCCGATGATGAACGTTAAACTTATCGCATCGACAGGTAAGAACGCTCTCGGTCCTCCATTAAACGTGTTCCTCCCTGTGTTCGATGACTTCGGATTAGCAGCGGTTTCAGTACACATCGGAAATAATCGCATATTTGTATTCTCAGCTCCTGTGGCTGGTCTCATGAGATGCATGTTATACGATTTCAATCCACTGACAGGACAGGCTAATTCTGTTGGTTCTTGCATTCTGACTGTGATCAACTCTCCTGCGACAACTCACACGGTGAGAGCTGTTAAAGTTGATGACGGAGCTTCATCTGCCGTCGTAACTGGATGGCAAGTGTTCGTCACTACCACTGGATCAGTTACTGCTAACGGTGGAACCTACATGGCAGGATCTGCTGCTATAGGACTAGCTAAGACAGACTTCTCAGGTGTGCCTACGACGATCCCTACAGCTACAATCGCTGACGCGAAGCAAGTTTATAAACTTGAGAACTCACCATTCACTCTGACTGCAGGTGTAGCTCTAGCTCTGAGACAAACAGAAAAATTGCTCTACATGCTTAACGGAGTTTCAGCTACATATCAGGCTTATAAAGTAGACTACTCTCTTCCGACTGGTGTTCCAGGTGCGAACGGTATCATCACCACTCTCAACGTATTCGGTGGTACTGGTATCACAGGAAACCTTCCAGCTCTAACTGGAACCTTACTACTCACGAATTCAGGAGAAGCAGTAGTTCCTACAGAGTCATATTTGCCAGTGGCACTTCAAAACAATCCTTGTTTCTTTTTCGCTACTACGACTCAAACGTATCTCGGTCTATTGAGCGAACTCATTGCGGGTGGGACTACATGGCCGTCACTCAATCCGGCGAGTAACTTGATGCCGTTCAGTCCTCCATTTATTAACCCTACCTATGTATCAGCTTCTTGGTCACAAGATGTCGAGAGGGAAGTAATAAATATTGGCTCATCGAACTTCATAGCAAGACGACACATGAGCGGTGAGTTTGATATGATATTCGGCAACAGTCATGACAGATTTTTAGAGGCGGCAGGACACGCATCATTTTCAGAAGGGCATCTCTTCGGCGGAATAACGATGACTCAAGTAGCTGCTGGGCTCGGATGGGCGGCGGGAGTAATGACGACAGTCTCGCAAAGAGGTATCGTACTCACTCCTATAAAAACAGCTCAGGTTTACGGCCTTGAGTACTTCATCACAAAGGTCATGGACACTACTGATGGCGATACTCTAGCTTTCCTCAGCGTAATTTCTCAATTAGCGAACAGAACCGTCAGAGGAAGATTCCAGTACAGAATCTCTGGGTTTGCACCAGAGACCGTTGGATGGACAGACGTTTTAGACTCTGGTGATTTGAGCGCACTTGCTGCTGGTGAACAGATTCAAATTAGAGGATTTTCTCGCGGTATGTCTGAGTACAATCAGATCCCAAATCAGATCGAGGAGATCCATGTAGGCTATCAACCCAAGAGTGAGATGAGTGACTACTGGTCTGTGATATTCACTCACAGTACAGAGAATAGTCCTGCGAAAGTCACATTCATTCAGAAGAGATTATACCCTGTAGCTCCTGGTGATCTCGTAGCTCGTGGATATGATCTATCGAATCCTGCGAATCTACTGATCACGAAGAGTTTGCTGCTCAATGCCGCTGACTTCGGATACAGCGTCGATGACGGAGTGACATTCCTTCCATACGTGGCTCTAGGGAATGTGGTCGGTCACATGCTACAGCTCACGATAGGTGCACCGAATCCTCAGAAAACTCAGTTCAGCATAAGGGAGAGTTAAGATGGTGTTCCAGATCGCAGCAGAAAGTATGGTGTTCACACTACCAGACGCATGCGTAGACAACATCACGCCTCCTGTATTCGCTGGTATCGCTACTATCACGGCTCAGGCAAATGGATCTCTTAGGATTACATGGCTCGCAGCCGTACACGTTCTAAACCCTAAGTTCTATGACATCTACATCCAGGCGGGCACTGCAGTCGGTCTATTCGTAGATGCAAATAAGCTCCCTGCAGTAGAGAATCTACTGGTAGAGGACATCTACAATATTAAGGATCTCTCACCTCTCGTAGAGGGTACGACGTATCATGTAGGCGTGAAGGCACGGAGTGCAGCAGGTATTCAGGACTCAAATACGGTCTCTATGTCAGCTGTCAGTGCAGGGGTTCTCACGGACTCTCTCTCTGGTATCGCTGATACGCTTCTCTCCTCACTCCAGCTCGTAGCTGGTAATGTGGTTGGTACAGTAGACGATGAGACTGAGGTCGTAGGATCGGTGGAGGAATAAATATGGGTTCATGCAATGACGGACTACTCGGTAGTGAGTCAGTAAAGAAAATCAGAAACTATTTCCAAGGCGATGACTGGGAGATCCCATTGACCTTCCGTAGAGCTGACTCAGGAAATGTCGAGCCACTCACGAACGTCACGGCGATCACGATTAAATTGAAGAAGGTAGATGGCACGTACCAGACATTTTCTCTCGCTGATGGTGACATCACGATCACAGATCAGACGTATGGCAAGGCTAAGCTCGCAGTCGATACACTTGAGAGTGCTCTCATAGATGTAGCTCAGAGACTCACCTTCGATGCTGTAGTTACCAAGAGCACTGGGATCGCTCCATACACAGTACGATTCAGTGAGGCGATCAATATCCTAGCTCGTAAGGGGGGCTAGATTTTCTGAGCATCCTCGAGCGATGGGATGTCTGATTTATTTTTATTCTTCACAAAGTAGTTTTCGATCTCTAGGAGCTTTGTCGGACCGTCGTAGAGAATCCTCAGACCATTCACACGATCGATCCTGATCTCATATCGTCTCATCTTCATGGACAGTGACGTTCTCTTCTCACCTAGGAACTCTGACGCTGATGCGATGTTTAGGTGTGAGTTCATCAGTGCTCTTATGATCAGCATTTTCTCGTACCTGTCTACCTGATATTTTAACTGACTCATGGCTCGAATACCTCTCTGAATTCATTCTCAAATTGTTTGATTAGCTTCGGACTCTCTAGGTGGAAGAAGTACTTCCCTCTACGGTCTCTGATCACATCGTAGATAGGCTCAGCCTTTTTTAGTGCCATCTTAGCTCCTAGCATCGCAGAGACCTTCATCATGCGCTCGATGGTAGGCCACGTAGGCACCATACCTGATTTTTTATTTGGATCACAAATGATCTCTACAGCGATCTCGATCTGCTTCCGCATCTCTCTTGGGATCGTGATCGTGTCCTGATTATTCGTCTGGGTCATTTTTCTTCTTCTCGTGTGCTGATACCAGCATCAGTAGACCGATGATCGTGAAGATGAAGCCAGTGACGACTCCTGATACGAAGTATTGAATTGCTAGGTACGTAGTCTCATCCATTTGTAGCCTCTCCTAGATCGTGTTTAATCGTAGCCATTTTACGTGAGCAGGTGATCTCCATGAGATCTAGTATCGCTCCATTGATCTCTGGTGCCTCTACAGGACAGCTCGTGAGAGTCTCCTGTGCTGACCTAGCCTTAGTGTGAGCGAAGAGTAGATCCTGACATAGCTGCCATGGAACTGAGAGTGGGTGGTAGAGGGTCTGTGCGAGCTTCACCTCATCGACTGAGTAGTTCATGACTCTAGCTCCTCTGCTACGTTATTGATTTTCAGCACCATCGCAGCATTCTCGTTGTGCATCGATCCGAATGTCCACAGTGCTCTATTTAAGTTTCTGATCTTTCTCTCAGCCTTATTCGATCTGATCTCTAGATCCATCAGGTATTTCGAGTCTACGAGTGACTTCCCATCCTCGACCTTTGGTTTTTGCTTCAGCTCAGTCTCTAGATTTTTAATTCTCAGATGTAGGTTTGATCTCTCTCTAGAGTATTGATCGATCATCTCCTCGATCTGCTTCTGACGACTCATCGAGAGATTTGCAGCTGGTCGTGCGATAGCCAGCTCCTCGAGTAGAGCCATGATGCCATCGACGATGTCCTTGTCCATCATCTCATTGTAGACTCTCTGTGTGACCTCTTCTCTCGTCTGTCCTACATTGAAATAAACCACACTCATACACTCTCCTTATTTAAAATAGTTTCAACTGCACCCATGTAGATGCGTCGAACTCTGGCCGCTTTTTCTTGGATCGATTTCGCTTCTTGCCTGATGGTACGGGTTGGTTTGCCTTCACACCATTCACCCAGGCTGCTTTGATTGAGTGACATCTGCAATCGCAGATCTCTTTCACAGTGAACATCCGAGCAGGCAGCTGTACCTGCTTCGCTATACATATCCGTGAGTCCTCGTCTAAGCAGTGACATCGCGGAATCTTCAGACGCTTGTCGTCTGCATCGTCGAGGAGATGAGAAAACGGAGCGTGCGCCCTTGAGCAGTACTTCTGCCCACGTGCGGACTCCTTTGCACACCCCTGCTTCCCGCATCTCCTCATGATGGGATCGTAACAGTGTATTGAATGAACGCAATCCTAAAATCATTGGAGAGCCTCAGTACCAGCTTTGTCGATCTGCTCACCGAGTGGATCTACGACCGCTGGATACGCTACTCCTGCGCATACATTAAACCCTAGGTTTACGCCTCTCTCGAATGCACGCTTAGCTATGGCTCTCTCATTTGAGAGAGGAGAATAGTTTAAAACATCGATCTGCTGCGCATACATGTCGTTGAAGCCTATGGTCTCGGTCATCCTGTGGCATATCTTCACCAGAGCCTCACGAGACTTCTGCGCTGTACGCACGATCTCTAGGAGCGTTACAAAGTCCAGCTTCTCGATCAGCTTCATAAAGACAGCCTCTTTAGCCATCTGGATCTGCTCAGGGTTTGTATCCTGTGAGTCCACATCCTGCACCGCTTCATTGAAAGCGGTGAGAGCGGCCGTTAGTTCGATATTGATCTCACGTAGATCTACACGCTTTTGATTCACGATCAGATCTGGTGTGACGTAGAATGTTTTAGGGTTTTTATTTTCGCTCATTTTTCTCCTCGACCTCTACCTGTATATTCACTGATCCATCGGCCATGACTGGTCCGTTCGTGAGCTTCACTGACTCTAATCCTCTAGTAGATTTGACCATCTCTAGGAATCGATCGTGCTCCTTAGATCTGAGTGTAGCGGTCGTGTGCATCGTGATCACCTTCATGACCAGACGGATCGCGTCTGAGATGAATATCCCGATGATGATGCCTTTTAAAAAATTGTAGTCGTCCATTAGTAGTCACCCTGATCTGTGTCTGGTTGGTTTCCATTCGCTCTCTGCTGCTGTACCTGACGAGCAGCTGCCACGACCTTATCAGCACGAGACTCAAGCCATAGCTCCTCAGCCTCGAACTTCGTTTTATAAACCTTCTGACCTGTCTGCTTGTCCACCCAGCTCTGATTATCTATGCGACCACTGAAGCGTACCTTTGCGCCGTCCTCAGTGCGTGCGACCTCCTCAGCCTTCTCTCCCCATACGTAGCAGGAGATCCACTGAGTGGCGACCTGTCCATTCGCCTTCGTCTCCACGACCTTGATCTGGAAATCACAGACCATGGACGATCCACCTGGTGTGTACCGTACTCCTCTAAACTTATTACCCTTTGAGAGCGTACCCTCAAGCTGCACTCTATTCATTGCTATCGTCCTCCTTCTCCTCTGGTTTAATTTTCAGTGAATATGTCTCGTATCCTCTGTCCTGTAGAGCGTAGATCAGATCCTCATTTGTGAATGGTCTGAGTAGTGATTTTGTCGCTCTACCGAGTCCTTCTATCGCAGTAGAACCTATTACGATGTCTGCACTATTCTTGATGCTCTCGATCGCCTCACGGACGATGTCTACCTTACCGATCATGTAGGATCGTCTGATCTCGTCAGCCACTCTGTTGATCGCATTCACTTCCTTAGTCATCTTACTGATCTGAGTCTCACTTAGGATAGTACCGAGCTCCGCGATCATAACCTCTGCTGTTTCGATTGCGTCTGATGATCTCATCGTACTCATGTCTGCGCTCCTGCCTGTTGTGACTCTACTGGGGGGAAGTCCATGGGGACATCGTCCTCTACTGGCTGAGGTGGATTCCACTGTACTAATCCACGATCGATGAGAGCGATCTCTAGCATGCTGATGGTCTCATGGAAGTCTGTCTGCTGTGGTTTACTGAGAGTCTTGGAGTCGATCGCTATCAGCCTCTTATGCCACGCTGTGATCGTTTCATTGTCCAGCTCTCCCATCTTCTTACCTGCGTAAACTTTTCCGAATCTGATCAGATACTCATCCGTTTGTGGTGATGGTTTTTGATCAGAGAGTGGCTGAGACTTCGGCTGAACGGGTATGCCTGACTTCGCTGCCACTCCCTGACTCTGCTTAGGCACCTGGGAAGATGTAGCCTGTTTAGGAGCTACGTCAGTTGATGCCTTCGCTACTGGTGCATGGGACACGACTGCTCCACTCTGCCTCCATGTGTTTATCTTTTTCGCTGTCTCCTCAGTGACCTTAAAGATGGTGCCTGCGAAGAGACTGGTACGATCCTTTGATACAGCTGCCTCATTGTTCATGGCGAGATCAAAGACAATTGTGAAATCATACGATAGGCCGTCACGCTGGATTGGTGCCATGCCTAGTTTCTCTACCTTCTTCTTCCCATTCTCCTCAGACTGCGTGTACTCCATTTTCGATCTCATCGTAGCGATCACATCGATATTGGAGTGAAGGAAAGCATTTTTAAGAGCCGTGTCCTTGACATCGATCGGCTTCCAATTCGCCCAGTGATTCGTTCCAGGTCGAGCGTCGAGCTGTGCTTTCTGCTCTAGGAGTCCTCCCTCACCTGCCCATGCGTGTGTGAGAGAGTCGATGACTATGACACCGTATCCAGATTTCTCAGCGAGATTGATGGCATCGATGTATTTCTCAGTGGTGAATGGGGGGGTGATGTCCATGACATCGAACTCAATCCCCTTGAGTGGTCCAGTTGTCATGTTCGAGTACAGTGATGCTGATCCGTTTTCTGTATCGATGACTGCTATTTTTCCGCCCAGACCTTTTGCGAGTACGAGAGCTGAGAATGTTTTTCCCGATCCCGATGGTCCCGTCATCGCTAGCTTGAGTCGTACCTGTTTACGTTCTGCCCTTTTAAATCCCGACATGTGTGTTCCCCCTCAGTTAGATGTCATTTGTTTTTGATATGTTGATAAATGGCTACGACAGCTTTTTGACTGTGTAAAGAATTATATCAGTACGATGTACTGTTTTTTATTTGTGCGGTGAGTAGTGAGAGGGCAGGTCGCGATCTCCTGCTAGGCGCTTATGTACAATTCGCTTTTGCCTACCGTCATAACCCAGTGCGTGTCCAGTTGATCGTGGTGTATCCACACCGGAATCCGATCACAGCTACGCCGCCTCTCGACCGTTGGCTACCATCAGTGCCACATATTTGCCAGTGCCTTTGTGAAGTGCGATAGTGGGATCTACAGGAGAATATTTATGGGTATGATTTTACAGACCATTGTGACCGTAGCAGCTACGACTACCAGCGTACAGGCGGTACCAGTGAACCAGAACAGGAAATATCTAGCGATTAGAAATCGTGGTGCTGACACTATTGTGATCAAGCCAGATGCGATCCACTCGAGCACTGAGGGGATCTCAATCGCCTCAGGTGCATCCATGGAGTTTAAAGATGCTCCCTTGAATGCCATCTGGGTGCGTGCTGTCGCTACTACTGCGACCGTGGACTTTATCGAGGGACTCTAGTCCCATCAGTCTGATGAAGGCTTCGCGCGCTTGGTACGGTACAACTGCGTTGCCCAGTCCTCTAAGACGCTCCACTCTGAGCGATACCCCATCAGCCACTCTACCCACGTCGGGTTCAGACTCCCACCAGCGTGCATCGCAAGCGATGCGCTGTTCCGATTTATCTCTGATTGATTTTTTCCGTTGTCCTTCCACATCCGTGCCGTTGGTGTGGGCAGCCTCATGTCTATGCATGGGGTCTCTCCGCTCACAGCTACCTGCTCCGCTAGATTCCCCGGGGGGACTGTCCGTCTGCCTATGGACTCTCTGTACTTCATCCGACCCTCTAAACCCTCTGGAGATCTCTGACCGATCGACGTTGCTGTCGGAGTAAGCCACATTCCCTTTCTCGCCATCTGAGGTAGAGACATTTTCGGAGTGCCGCCTTTGTTGTTGTTCTGCGTTCCGCAATCGCTCGCCAGTGGAGTGGGCAAGTAGGAACCATCGCTCTCTTCTGTGCGGGGCACCCATCTCTGCGGCTGATACAACTGTCCATCGCGTGTCATACCCCATCTCAGTGAAAGCCATGAGAACTCTGTCCAACCCCCGAAGAGTGATAGCTGGGACGTTTTCCAAGAAGACGAATCTGGGTCGTAGCTCGCTAGTGAGTCTGGCAATCTCATAGAACAGTCCTGATCTGCTGCCATCCAAGCCTGCTCCAGCTCCTGCAACACTGATGTCCTGACAGGGGAAGCCTCCGTAAATGATGTCCACTTTGGCTTGTTCATGAACCCCGATGAGGTGAGCTGCTTGCAGTGTTCGAACGTCGTCCCAAATTGGTGCCACATGAAGATCACAGCTCCACATTCGTTGCAGTAGTACGGCTTGAGCGTGTCTGTCGTTTTCACAGTAGGCGATCGGGACAACCCAAGGCTCGAGGGCAAGAGATAGTCCACCGATGCCTGAGAAGAGATCGAGTCCGTTGAGCATGCTAAGTATATCCAAGCCATCTGCCACGTTTATCGCGCTTAAAATTTTTCGCGTCCTTTTTTCTATGAAGTTTTGAGTGCTCACTACGAAGCATCAGGATTAGATTTTCAAGAGAGTTATTTTTTCTGTTGTGATCCTTATGATGAACACACTCTGTTGAGAGGATTCTTCTTCCTATTTTTAATTCCATCACCCTGACATGTTCATTGATATACCCGCTTCTAGGCCATGGGTGGTCTGGTGCCCATGTACGCACATATCCGTCTCTATCAACGATCGATCCACCTTTCCAGCATGGGTGTGACTCTCTTTTCTTACCACTATGACCTCTTCGTGTTGGTTTGCCTCGTAGTACGAAGCATGCGACGTGCTTACCTACGATGAGGAATGCGTCTAGGTCGGTCATATATATTTTACTTCACCATCGGGGGTACATGACTTATGCCCTACTGATGGGGAACCCATTCCTCCTGTTACTTTATAAAAACCAGAACCATCACCGTCGTACAAATAAAATCTATCCGACTCATAAGTTACTTCAACAGCATCAACCACAGTCCCCACTAAGTCCTTACCCCAAAACATTCTGAAAGCAGGCTCATCTTTCATTTTGAATCTACACTTACGAATTAAAGCTGGTTCTCCATTCCAATATCCATTAAGTTTTTTTCTCTCTTCTCTTACCTTGTTTTTAGCTTTGAATATTTCACTTATTCTCACCGCAGCTCTCCATTCTCTCTAGCTTTCACTTTCAACATACAGGGATCACAGACATCAACCCTGTCTCCTTTTTTAAATGATCTCTTCCACGTCAGAGTCTCTGGATCTACATCGCAGGTTTCGCTGTGTGGTGGTTCAGGAGTGAGTGCATCGATGACTGTGATCAGCTCCTGAAGCATGCAGTGTGAGCATGTAGGATCATGTCCCTGATGATGGTCATGGAATGAGACGTAGTTCCTAATCTCCTGAAGTCGTGATGGCGTGATCGTCATCCTGAGTACCCCAGTAGTGGCGGCATCTTCCCATCAGAGTAGGATCGATCGATCTGAGGGATCATCACCTGACCTACGGACGATCCATTCGGTAGCATGATGTGAGCGAGGAACTCTTCCTCTAGTGTAGTGATCCCGCTCTCTACACACTCAAGTTTTGCCTTTATCGCTAGAGCTAGTGCTCGCCATTTCTGCTTCTGTGCCTGCTCGTATCGTCTAGTGCGAACTTCTTTATTTGTTCTGATGTTTGATTTGGAGTTGATGTGAGTGAATCGACTCTCGTTAGGATCTGGCATCGGTAGTACGAACCTGATCCTCCGTGACTGCATCTCGAACATCACGACAGCCTGCTGTCCCTGTTCTCCAAAAGCGAATCCAGTGGCCTCATACTTGTCGAGGATCTTCCTGATCTCATTCTGTGACTGACTGATTGGTACGCTCGTACCCTCTGCGTAGCTCATTGAATAACCTCTATAGCGTCTGGTGCGGGTTTGTATTGTGGATTTGATTTGTAGTACGCATCGAGGATGTCTGTGATGCTCAGGACTTTTGATCCGAGATCTCCTGTGATCCTGATCTCACCAGTCTCCCAGTACACATCTATACTCACCTCTTTAGTCCCCAGCTTCTTCATGTTCTCTATCGATACGGGCTGAGAGAAAAACTGGTTTATGATCTCCATGGTTTTTTTTGTTTGTTTGTACTTCATTGGAGTCTTGGCACCCAGTAGGTGGAGAAACTTACGATCAGTCCTGCGAGTAGCACACCGATACCTGTGAGTACGATCCCAGAGATGATCTGACTCCTCACTCGTGGATACGCCTCTGAGTATTTAACAGTGGCTGTACCTGGCGCATGTGTGATGAGACCGTCACGTAGATGTGCGTTCTTAGGTGCACGATTCCCATTCACTAGATTGCTGATCGTCTGTCCTGTGAGTCCACCACCTACAGGCGTTCTCACTCCATGCTGGTTCAGCTTCACTGCGATCTCGTGATACTTCAGTCCACGCTCTCTCAACCGCATGATGTCGATCAGTAGCTTTGTTTTCAGCGATCGATCCCACTTCGGATTGTTTCTATGTCGTTGCACTAGTTTTAATTCTGGCTGTACTTCAGGTTCCATCTCTCTATCTCCTCATGACGTTATCAGTACACGTGATTTATTTGTGTGTCTAGTGTCAGGAGACAATGACACGACTCGCTGGCACACTTCGTGTATCTGTTCATCTGTATGAGTATCTCCACACCAAGCACCGTAGTAGTAGCCTCTGTCATCCGAGATAGAAGATCCGATTGCATAGATAGGTTCGCTTCTGTTTTTAGAAGCAGCCATCAGCCTCTCGTCGATTGTTTTCTCTCTGATCTCTGCATGAAATCCTATCTGTGTGTGCCTCTTCTCAATCACGTGAACTCTCCTTCTCAATCGTTAGACAAAAGTAACCGCATTCCCCTACCTAAGCGTATTCAAGCAAATAGCAAGAAAAGCAGGTCGGGACACGTAATGCATCACTACTTTGAGATCATTCATCCTCGTAGATCACCTACTCAGTACACGAACGAGAGTGCTCGTATGCTCAGTAGGTAACCTACCTAAGAGAGGCGCGGTCAACTCCACTCAAGGTCATCAATGTTTGATCTCACTCTTTTACTCCCCCGTCCCACGCTTGGCCGCCTGAGCATTGCCGTTCCCCTTGACTGTGTTTTTAAGCATCCATTCTTCACAGCCGCTCATATCACCCTATGCCCGCTCCCAGCAGGTCGAGGCTTCGCAAACCAAACAGAAATCAGTGCAGGTATTTCCTAGTTGGACTTCAAGACCCTGCGTGGTCTCGGACGTATTTCTACGCCCGTACTTCTATCAGCCTGAGATTAACGAGATGAGGCTGAGCATCCTCGGCTTTTTTATGATGGAGATTTGTGCGCGATTATGGCACTACTGGCTTCATCATGATTCTTGCAGATCAGACCCTACTCGATGGCTTTCAGAAATGGAAGTCTCGAGTGGGGAAATAATCCCCTCACGACATCTTTTGTGTCCCAGAAATCCTCATGACATAGTCATGTCTGAAAAAGGGGAACTCTATGAGCAGTGCGAAAAGTGACGTGATCATACGTGCGACATCGATCGAGATCGTCGATCCTAAGTCTTTAAAACCACATCCAAAAAATCCTAATCAGCATAGTGCGGCACAGATCGATGCACTCGTCGCGTTGTATAAGTATCAGGGCATGCGTATCCCACTCGTGATTTCGAATCTCAGTGGCTACACAATCTCTGGTCATGGTCGTACTGACGCTGCGATCAAAGCTGGATGCCTCGTGCCAGTAATGTTTCAAGACTTTGATAGCGAGGAGCAGGAGTATGCCTTCATGGTCAGCGACAACGCAGTGGCTCTGCAGGCTGAGCTGAATATGGCGCAGATCAACATGGAGGTTCCGAATCTCGGACCTGACTTCGACATCGCCATGCTCGGTATCCCAGACTTTAAAATCGACGTATCCGAACTCCCTGACCTGCCTACGAGCGATCGCAATGCTCTACGACAGATGGCATTCCAACTCACAGAGGAGCAACAGCATACCGTGGAGCGTGCTCTGAAGATTTGTAAGAAGATGGGGGGCTTTGAGGACACTGGCTCGAGCAACTCTAATGGCAATGCACTGACGCGCATGGCAGAAATCTTTACCACGCAGAATCAAAACTATGAGGACAACTGATGAGTATCGCCAAGCTCATAGAAGTGAAACCGATCAGCAAACAGAACGCCGATATGATCTGCAGAAAGCTGCACTACAGCGGCAAGGTGGATCCTCGCTCACAGCTACACCTCGGAGTCTTCTACCAGGGAGCATGTCACGGAGTGATGCAGTTCGGTCCCAGCATCGACAAGGGCAAGACACAGACGCTCGTACCAGGCACTCACTGGAATGGGTTCATAGAATTAAACCGCATGGCTTTTTCAGACACGCTGCCGAAGAACTCTGAGAGTCGTGCACTGGGCTACGCATTCCGTATGATGAAGAAGCAGTATCCACATCTGAAATGGGTGGTGTCATTCTCTGATGCCACGCAGTCTGGTGATGGTGCGATCTATCGAGCGACAGGATTCGTGCTGACTCAGATCAAACAGAATAAATCTATGTGGCGTATGCCTGATGGCGAGGTCGTGTGTCAGCTCAGCTTCACTATCGGTGGATCAACCGCACTACGACGACGCTATGGGATGCTACCTACCGAGACCTTCGGGATGTTCTCGAAGCGTGTGGGTGCAGTCTGCCTACCAGGATACCAGCTCAGGTATGTGAAATTTCTAGACGAGTCGTATCGATCTAAGTTAGCCATGAAGGAGATCCCGTTCTCAGAGATCAAGCGTCTCGGGATAGGGATGTACAGAGGTGTGAAACGCGCAGGAAGCATAGAGAACGATGTGTCCGGTTTCCAATCGGAAGAGGGTGGTGCAAGTCCAACCCCTGCGCTCCAACCACTAGGCACTGTTACTGCAGGCGAGTAGCTCCTGCATCACTAGCCAGTTCTTAGGCTTTTTCGGACGATCTAGAAACATACGGTTGACGGTCATCTCGAACTGATCCTTAGGGAGATCACCGTAGTTCATGAGGAACGTCACGCACTCTTCCATCTCAGCGAGAGTGAGCTTAGCCATCCGCTTCCCATGCCACGGGTGGTTTTCGTACTCCTGAAACCTAGCTAGTCTAGTCTCCTTACTCATATAGATGATCTCCTCTATACCTCTAAATATTACACACCACAGCACCTTATGTAAGTGTGTACTTCATGACACTGTCATGGTAGACCCATCTTGTATCTGTCATGCAGTCGTGTATTAATATATGTATGAGCAAACTAATACATAGAGACTGGATGGATGGATGTCTAACAAATGCTGAGGCTTCTCTGGCGCTGATGAAGCTGGCTATGGAGGACATGAAGAATGACCCGCGTCGTCTACAGGGAACACCTGAGTACGACATGGATGTGTACCTCGCCTATGAGTCACTCAAAAGCGCGGTGCTGAAAATGCAGCATGTGATCAGCGTGATGCATACGAAGGGATATGGGATGGTGATCAAATGAGTAAGCAGTACATAGGAGACAGTGTGTATGTCGAGGACGAAGGGTGCCAGTTCAAACTCACGACAGAAAATGGGTTTGGACCCACAAATACAATCTATCTGGACGAGACAGTCATTAAAAGCTTGGTCAGATTTTATGAGAGGTCGCGGAATCTACGTATCACGATCACAGAGAAGGAGAATACAGATGAGTAAGGTGCAAGACCTAGCCAATCAGATCCCTGAACCCGCTCCTGAAAAGGACGGGATGATCCAGGGTAGAGTCCCAAAGGTAGTCAAAGCAGAGGTACGCAGAATACTCGATGAGCGAGGACTCACATGGGATGACCTACTACAGTCCGCGTGTGAGGATTTGATCGTCGCTCACTGCCCACATAAGAGTCAGAAAATCAGCAAGGCAGATGGTGTGAGGATTAGTACGTGTCTCTCCTGCGGTAGAGAGGTGAAGAAATGACTGACGCAATAGGAGCGGTGATCGCTATCTCTATAATGATCTACATACCAATCGGTACCTTCTACGCAATCGAGTACGGATCATTTGCACACGGACTGATGTGGCCGTTCATCCTACTATCTCAGTGCGTGAAAC